CTCTAACTGTGTTAAGAAATTAGACCAGGCCTTTCTTTTAGTACATGGAGCTCTTACAAATACTATGGTGTCTTTATCTATTTTAAACTTTCTTTCTTTTTCTGCAAGACCATCATAGATATATCTATCAGTTCCTTCTAAATCTGAATACGCGCCTTGAATATCTACTTTAAAGGCCTTTAAACCTAGTTTTTCACCTTCTCCGATAAAGTCATCTGCTGTTTTTTCAGGGTCATCTGGATCTTCTGGATCGTCATACCATAGGTAAACAAATTTATAGTTTGACGAATTCTCTGCCTCTTCATTGAGCATTCTGCTGTGATCTGCAAACTGTTGTTGTGAGTATCTTTTTTCCATTATTTTTTTTACTAATTTTCTTTTCATTAGATTCCGTTTCCGTGTTTCCACTCTTGTTCAAACCAAATATTTCCGTCATCACCCTTCTCACCTTTATTTATAACATTTTCTCCGTCATCTATAAACCCAAAAGGTAGCATATCATCTTGTATTTCTGCAAGTCTTTCTTTATATAACATATTTTTCATGTTAATGTTTGTCAAATTTTCAAATACGTCAGTCGAAGTAAACCAACCAAACAGGACCAAGTTCATCATTAGGTCATCATGGTTAGGTGCTACTGCTGCATAAGAGGTTCCCTTTGATACAAACGTACTTAGTTCCACAATTGTTTCAGCATCGTGTATAATTAATTTTTTCTGTTCTATTAAATCTTTAATTGTAGAGCACCCTATTCTCTTAACTCTTTTAGTCATAGTAACACCAATCGCATTACTTTTTATTGAAGACTCAACAAAGATATTCTCGTATTCTAAGTCATAATACAGCCCATTACACACAACAGCACCCTGGTCATTACTTTCTATAACAACGTAGGCCTCGTTATATATGTTTGCGTACTTATAGATTAAATCTGGAAGTAACATTGGAGATATTTTATTATCCCTAAATACACATACCTGTTCAAATGGTTTAGTTGAAATATCAATTACAGTAAATGTTGAATAATCTTGGTTTCTACCTTTAGCAACATCAACAGTTATAATATATTCATGTGTTGGATCAGGTGTTTTATATTGATATATATTTTCAGTATACGATATAGGATCAATTGCCTTTTGAGCAAGTAAATGATTTGCGTCTATTAGAGTATTACCTCTACCATGAAAAGTATTACCAAACTCTTGGTCAAACTGTAATTCCGAAGTATTCGCTACAGTTAGTCTTTTCCACTCGTCATCTCTTCCGGGAACATCCCACCAGTCTACTCTAAAGGGGTGATAATCATTAGTAGATTGCTGTGCACCTTCCCATATTTTATGAAATACATTACCAACACCATTGGCTGTAGAAGTAATAATAACCTTAGTATCTTTACCTGAAGATACCACAGGGTATGTAGAAGTATAAAACTGACCATCGTTTTCTACAAAGGCAAACTCGTCTAAGAACAATAAGTTAATAGACAAACCCCTAATAGAACTACCTGAGGTTGCGGCAGCAATAATCTTAGAGTTATTACTAAATTCTATAGAACCTTTATTCAAGGCCTTACAACCAGGCTGTAAAAAGAATGGTAAGTTTTCTAAGGCCAGTGTAATACGTGCCAACATCTCTCTAGCAACAGCACCCTTATTTGCCAAAATGGCAATGTTTTTCTCTGGGTGAAAACATGCGTACCATAGTAAAAAGACTACGGAAGAAATTGATTTACCAGACTGTCTACAAGCAAGAACAATATTAAATCTGTTCTTATTAAACTCTTCAAACATCTTTTTCTGATAAGGGTATAAGTTAAATGGTACTAAACCTCGATCAAGTGAAATAACCTTTACATACGTTTCTGCAAAGTATGACGGATCTTTCATACATTTAGCATATTCTTGGACTTCTTCTTTAGTAAACTGAGACTGTACGCCATCTCTTTTTACAGAAGGATTACCTAGATATCCAAGTAATGCATTCTTAATCTTCGACATCTATAATATTCTCTTTCTTATCGTCATCTAATAATAATCTTTGTAATTCAGTAGTACTTCCTACGAACACATTGTTATTAGTAATTCTTTTAGTTTCATCATCTTTTTCCTTAAGGTCCTTCTTAATCTTTTGAAGTGCCATAAGTTTTTCTGTTGTATCGCCTATATCTTTTATGGATTTTGATAATACCTCAAATGCTCTTGGGTGTTCGGATTCTCTAGCAAGTTCAGATAGAACATCTAAGGACCTAACTCCAGTGCTTATTAAATCTCTGTAAGTATCTCGCGAGAACTCATAATCATCTTTTATATCTTTATCGTACTCTAAAGGTCTATCATTTTTTACTGTAGGTAAATTCTTCTCTAAAGAGGCCTTTAATTTATCTCTTTTTTCCATATTAATCTATTCTTGGATCTTCGTCAATAGTAGTAGTTACCGTGTAATTATCAGGCGTGTCTGAGCCACCTACCGTGAAGTCCATCTCCTCAAATGTATCAGCATCATTTGCTGCTCCAAACTTTTCAAAGTCAACATTTACTTCTCTAATAATATTAACATTAGAATTTGTTGGACCATAGAATTTCATTTTCATTGTAAAATCTAATTGATATACCAACACTCTTCTGGTTAAGTAATCCGACTCGTAATCATCTTGTATAGTTGCTGTTTCCAATACAATAGGAACATCTTGTTTAAAATCAAAATCATCAACAGGTTTTATTGTTACTGTATAATCTGGTTGGAAATATGGAAGTATTTGTTCCATAATCTGTAGACCATCATCTTGATTTTTAGTCATAATATATAGCGACATGCCAATATTATAATCTGTGAAAAAATTTATAGTTTTTTTCTTTGTAACATCACTAGCATTATTTTCAACTATCTTATTAAGCTTTTGTAATTTAGTATTACTATTTTGAGCCAATGATGTAATTTCAAATGACATTCTGGGTAACTTAATTGCCATAGTGGCATCAGTACCCGTATCTTGATCTAATCGAGACAAAAACTTTTGTTTAGGTCCATACGCCAGAGGTACCTTTTGTTGTGATAATATACCTCCACTACCATCTTTTCTAATTACATTTATGTTATTAAAAATAGTGCCAAAGATGGCAACAGATTTTCTCATAGTCGCGTGATAAAAATGACCTCCAAACATTATACAGGGTCTCCAAATGGATTAGATTCCGTAAAATCTATAAAATTATTTCCTATTGTCTCAAATTCAACATTCTGTGCAGCGCCGTCACTTGGGAATACGTTATCAGTATCATCATCACCAATATCATAAACCTTACTAATAACACAGGTATTACCACTCGTTTGACCTACTAGAGGTTTACTAGCAGAGGCTACGAACTGCCTATACGATTCTGAGCCAGAGACACCTACACCTGATACTGATATACTTCCAGCAACGTCTGATGTTTTAGTAAGAGTTTGTACTTCACCAAAGATTTTTATTGCAGGAGTATTACCATCTGCTGGAACCAATTCTTGTGTTACTATTTCTGAATGTTCAAAATGATTGCCACCAGTAACAGTTAAGTCCATGGCAATCTGATACGCCTCTGCACCAGTCTTATCATCTATCTCCGAAATACCAGTTTCAAACTCTTCATCAGAATATTCAAACCTAGCACAAGATAATTTATAAACAGGTAAATTAGACAGCTGATAGAAAGGTTGTTCATGTTCTATGAATGTTATTTCAAAGAAAGCGTTAGTCATCGGTAAGAATATTAAATCACCTTCATTAGGCTTTTGTCTATCTTCATATAAACCTACAGAATGATTCCAAGATTTTCTTGAAATAATAAACGTTGCTTCATCTTGTATTTCTAAACCAAATTTAGAATATAAGTCTCCCGAACCCTCAAACCCATCAACGTTTTCAATATAGGCTTCTATAATATAGGCATCGTCAAATTTAGATGAAGGATCTTCGTTAAGTATATTATCTCTATTTACAAGAGTACGCGGGATATAATAGACATCTTGTCCATATATTTTTAATGACTCAACTATTAAATCTTCATATAGATTTTGTTCAGATTTAACAGCCTGAGAAAAGTATACGTTTCTAGGCATTTTTTATCCTATGTAAAAGTCGACTGGTTGTTCCCAATTTAATCTAACTTCTTCTTCTAATTTTTCTATTTCTTGTAATGCGTCATCAAACAGTTGTCGACCATTAAAAGTAACACCGCCAGGCATTTGCATACCCTCAAATTTTAAAAGATTAGTACCCCATTGTTTCTTAATTAAAGCCGTTACATATCTTTTTAAATAATGATCATTGTACACATCACTATAAGTATCTGGGTCAATTATTCTATAAGCTTCTATAACTAAATAATCGCCTATCATAACTTCGCCATCCCAATCCATATCGATCCTTAATTGATCCTTATGTCTATCAAAGCTAACAAACTTATCATCGGAATCGATAACAACATCTAATGTGGATAAGTATTGCTGAGCCATAGAATATTCTAATAACGAACCTAAGTAACCTAAACTAAACATATCATTTAAATGCATTTGGTACTTAATATCAAATAGATTATTAGTACTAAAATTTTGTCTAATGGGTAATAATTTAATTACATCAGTAACTAATTCTGGTACGGGAATATATTGATTCTCCATATCACCTTTTACTATACTTGCGATAACTGCCGTTGAACCAGAATTACTACCAGTAATAGTTTCATTAGCTACAAAAGGTATTTCATCAGCATGGGCCAGAACACTATAAATAATTTTACTTCCAGTAGTATCTTTATGTACTTTGGCCGTGGCACCTGAAGTACCACCCGTAACAATTTCACCTTCATTAAAGTTTGATGCAACTGACGTGGTGAGATTTAAAGTGCTTCCTGTTACTTTGTGTTTTAAGAAAACCTTTTCTATTGAATCTTGATGGTAATGTTGATAAAACTGTAATGCTTCATCTACTCTATCGTCGAGTTGTTCATCATCTACATTTATTTCAATAACGGGGTGACCCAATGACCTTAAAGCATAATCTATTAATGTTGTTCTGCTATTAGGCTTGGCCATTTTCTAACCCCAGACAGCTGTAGCTATACTTTGTACTATAGCGTCTTGACTATCAATATTGGTTTCATCACCACCATCTTCTACAAACTTATGTAAAACTACCTCTCTTCCTGTAGGATTTGATTGTACACCACTATCTGTGAATGTGTCAAAATACCATACTCTGAGTGTAGGGTGTTTAGCATTGGTAGTATCTTCTGCAGTATCATCTACCGCCGGCGTTACTACTATCTCGCTAAGTTTAGTTGTTTTTGTAATTGCCATTTTATTTCTCCTGTTTATCTTCAAGGATATTTATTCTATCCTCTAATCTATTTATAATACTTTGTTGCTCCTTTATAGCTTCAACAAGTAAAGCTACAGTATTTCCGTAGTTAATAGTTTTAATACTATCGTCCTTATCTTCAAACGATCTTACTTCTTTAATTAAGTCTGGTAATTCTTTTTCAAAGTCTTGCGCTATAAAACCTATAGAACTTCCTTTGTCTTCATCTTTCCAATCAAAAGAAACACCTTGTAGTTTTTGTACTTTTTCAAGTGAATTTTCTAAAGGTTGTATGTTTTTCTTCAATCTTCTATCGGAAGTAGTAGTAGTAGAATACGCTATAATATCACCTTT